CGGGGCCAAGCTGAACGGTCTGAATGTGGACAGCGGCGACATTACTCTCACCAACAACGCGACCGTCACGGGTATTCCGGCCCCCACCGATGGCGGGGATGCGGTCAACAAGACGTATGCCGACAACATCGCCAACAACATCAAATTCAAGGGGCACGTTGCATGCCTCAAGATGGTGGATGACCAGTTGACCACAGCTCCCACGTTGACTTCGGGGGATGCGGGTGCGGCGTATGTGGTAGCAGGCACAGGCGGCGCATGGTCCGGCTTCGCAGTTGGCGACATTGTGGAATGGGATGGCAGTTCTTGGAACTTGCTGACTCAGAACAGTGGCGGCGAGCCCGTCGATGGCATCCGTGTGATTGTGGACCCGACCCCCACAGCCGGGTCGAGTTTTGCGGGCCATGCGGAAGAAGTTGGCGAGTACGATGCGGACACCGATACGTGGTCCTTCTCCGCACCCGCAGCCGCAGAAACCCGTTCGGTCCAGAACATCGACGGCGATTCGATTTACGAGTTGCTGGCCTACACCTGGGATGCAGAAAACAGCGAGTGGGTTTTGCACAATGGCGCGGGGCAAGTGAACGCTGGCAACGGCATGACCAAGACCGGCAACACCCTGGACGTGGGCGGAGGCGATGGCATCGTGACCGATGCGTCTTACGTCAACATCGACTTGGCATCCAATCCCGGCTTGCAGTTGTCTGGAACCACGCCGGACAAGAAGCTGGAGTTGCTTTTGAAGTCCGCCGATGAGCTGGCGAAGGATGCGAGCGGTCTGTACGTTGTCGGCTTGCCGAGTCTGTTCAAGGTGGGCGGAGTCGCCACCAACGCTTCGGTCGATGCGGCAGCGCTGAACACCTTGACGGGTGGCGGCAACGCGGATTCCGAGCACGTTCATGCGCACTCCAGCATGACCGGGCAGACCGAGAACGACCATCACAACAGACTGCATGCAATCGACAGCACTTCGGACCACAGCGTTTCCGGCGAAACTCCGGGGCATGTGTTGACCATCACCGGGACCGGAGACACCTTCGATTGGCAGGAAATCCCGAGTGTCGGCAAAGCCGAGCAAGTGAACAATTCATGGACCGCTGGAGCGGCGTTGACGAAAGGCGACCCGGTGTATGTGAGCACCGCAGCCGATGACACGGTGCTGGAGGCTGATGCTTCCGACGATGCCGAGTTCTTGGCAATCGGGGTGGCGTTGACTTCCGTGTCGAGTTCGGACCCTGTGGAAGTAGTGTCGCACGGTCTTGCGGAAGGGCTCATCACGGGCCTGGGGTTCACGCGGGGGCAAGACGTGTTCTTGAATAGCGGAGGGGGCTTGACCGCTTCTCCCCCTAGCGGCAATGTTCATGTGGTACGAATCGGTTTGGCGAAGAATGCCAACGATTTGTATGTGGATATTCACGACTACGGCAAGAAGCCCGTGTAAGGCTTCTTCGTAGCGTGTTGAAAATCTGGAATCGGGAGGCCCTTTGCGGGGCCTCCCATTCTCGCATTCTCTGGAGTGGCTGTGGCAAGGGACAGAACATACCCGGTCAAATGGGAAAGCCCCGAAGGCGGGGGGACAGAGCGCGATTTACAGCCTACGCCGTTGAACCCCGCAGAAGACTACCTGCAAGCCAAGGGGGTCGCTTTACAGCGTTTTGTCGGGCCGGGGGAGGCCGTGCATACCGATGACGAATCGGTGGGCTTAGAACGCGATGATTCCGACCGGCTCGTTTTGTGGGACAGCGAAAACGAAACGCCGATTGACCTTACTACGCTATTATCTGGAACGGGTGGGTTGACGGAATCTGGGCACCAAGTCCTTCGCCAGCTCATTCACTTCATCGATGAGGGTCCAGCAGAAGGGTTTGCGACAGGCGCATACAAAGAAGTGGCCGGGGGGATATTCCCGACTGAAATCGTTTGGTGGGAGTCTTCCAGCAAGCTGAAAAAGATTGTGTCGCAATCCCTCACTTGGGCTGGCATAGTTCCTTCGGTGATTCTCTGGAAAATTTACGACACAGATGGCTCGACTGTTTTAGCGGAGGTTCAAGACACGATTTCGTATTCTGGAATTTTTGAAACCAGCCGAGCCCGAAGTATCACGGTGAACTAATGAGTCGAATTTCTCCAGCTTCTATTTTGTATGATGCAGCGGGCAATGCCGTTGGTGTGTTGCAAGACGGCGCGGTGTACCGCTTGCAGACAGAAGCCCAGCTTGCAACCGGCGCAAAAGTACAGTTGACCGATGGCACACACGACGCGGAAGTGACCTCAGATGGCCGCTTGCTAGTGTCGGCTGGAAGGTCGGCTAAGGGGCGCGTTTGTGCGCGGCTTGTGGATAGCGGCGGAGATTTCGAAATGGCGGTCGATGGCGACCCCACACCGGCTGTTTTCGAATGGAATCCGGGGTCGGTAGCCGTGGATGGGGTGGACCTTTCGTTGATTATGGAAGATGGCACCATCAAGTTCGGGGACAAATTCGGAGGCATCACCGGGCCATTAGACAACGGGCTTTTGTTGGAGGTGAAAGCCGAAGACGCGGCAGTCACGCTTTACCTGTTCAAGCGCACCCGAGAATTGCTCCAGTGTTCCGTTGCTGGGGGGTTTGACCTCTACGCAGCGATTCCCGATATTCTGCGGGCTGAGTTTTCATTGGAAGGGTTTCGGTTCATGCCTAGCGGGACATACGCGACGGACGATTACGTCCGAGCGACGGTGCAGGATGATATAGATGGGTTGGACCATTTGAGCATCGTGTTTCATGGCGTGGAGGTGGTGTGATGGGCGGTTGGATTCCACCGCGTAACCCGGATGGCTCTGCCATTGTAACTCCAGAGCCCCGGCAAGGTTCAAGCAAGGTAGTAGTGACCCACAATTGGGCGGACAAGACCACATGGTTCCAGGGGTCTTCCCGCGTGGAAGGCGAAGAGCTATCTGATTCGGGTGATGGCTTGACGTTCGAATCTGCGCATCCTTTTTGGATTGACCTTACCCATGGGAAATACTACCGGGAGGATTTGCACAGCGCACCGTACCTTCCGATTGTCAAAGTTGGCGGGGTAGAAAAGGAAGAGCGAGCCCCGTGGGCAGATTCCGGTGGGGATTATTCCATTGATTACGAAACTGGCGAAGTCACATTTTTCGAAGAGCAATCTGGAACGGTGACGGCGGATTACTCGTATGCGGGGTCCAGCGTGTTTACGTTGGCCCCATTGTCTGGAAAAATCTTGCGAGTTGAAAACAGTGAAATTCAGTTTTCATCCGACATTGGGATGCTGGACACAATTCACTTCCAAGCTTTTGTTGGGGACTACCCGGTTGGAGACCCAACGACGTACAAGACGCTTCAAGATTTTGTCAACGAGGCGATTGGGGTCTACCCGGAAGTCCCGGCAATTGGGGGAGTGGCACGCGGATTACAGCAAAGCCATGTCGTGTTCCCATTCCAGTACAAAACTATCAAGGAGCTTGCGAGTTCTTTGGGGTTGTCCATTCGGATTTGGCTGGAGGATGACAAAGCGTATTCTGGAGAATTTGCGACTGCTACTTTCTACTGTACGAGCAAGAATGAGGCATGACAAAAGCGCTGCAAAAAATCATTGTTCGGGAATTTCCGAACATGGATGCGGAGGAAAAGGAAGAGCTACTTCGCCAGACGGAAGACTGCATTTATCGGTTTGGAGTTTTCCAGACAGCTACGATTGGGAAGGTTGCTGAACGCTACTGGAAAGAAGAAATCGAAAAATGACCGAAGCGCAAAAAGTCCGAATCATCTTCACCGCTGGCAAATCGTGGTTTAGCCGGTTGATTCGGTGGTTCACAAAAGGCCGGGTAAGCCATGTGTTTGTAGAGTTCCCGGTGTGGGGACAGGATTGCGCTGTGGAAGCAACCATCGGCGGGACGCGCCTTGTGCTATCCCACAAGGCGCGCCATGACGTTGCCCACGAATTTGAAATCAAGAACGGAGTGCCCAAGATTGCGCTCATTCACATGATGCGCCATTTGGGGACACCGTATGATTACGCAGGCGTTCTAGTCATAGCCTGGGTTCGCATGCTCTGGAGTTGGTGCAAATTCAAGGTAAAGTCTTTGGCATGGTCTTCCCGGGCTTTGAAGTGCTCTGAGCTTGTTTTCCTGTTCCTTCTGGAAGTGGGGGTCACGGTCGAATCCGAAAAGGAATTGATTTCCCCAGAGGATGTTTTCCAGACTTGCTTGGATAGACCGGACGTGTTCAAGGAGCTAGTCGATGAATGAGCCTCCCGTCATTTTGCTTGTTGACGATGACCGGACCATCCTTGCCATGTACGGTGATTTTCTGGAAAGCAAGGGGTTCGCCGTCATTCGCGCCAATGACGGGGAAAAGGCTCTGGAGAGATTGACCGATGCGCCAGGCAGCGTTGACCTTGTAGTGACCGACATTATGATGGCGCGAATGGACGGTTGGCAGCTTCTAACCTACATCCGAAAGGAGTTGGGGCTGAATGAAATCGATTTGCCTGTGATTGTCATGTCCGCAGTCGAGGGCGTGGACTTGCAAGTCGAATACATACGGCACAAGGCAAACGACTGGATAACAAAGCCGGTGCGGCCCATGGCCCGGCTTGTTGCCAAAGCGCGTGCGCTGCTAGGACTGGATGCGGGGAACAGTGAGAAGGGAAACAGCGATGAACCCAACGGGAGTCCAAATTGATACGAGCACGCTTATCGGCATCATGGGAGGCACGTTTGCCCTTACCACGGCAGTCATTGGCTTCTTGGTGCGGATGCTTCTCAAGGCAAATTCCGAGAAAACAAAAGCGACCTTTGAGTCTTTGCGGCAAGACTACAACCTTCGCTTGCAGGCGTTGGGGAAAGAAGTTTCCGATGCTGTGCAAGACAGAAAAGAATGTGAAGGTCGGGCAACGCTTGCGGCTTCCAGACTCCAAGGCATGGTGGACCGGCTGCAAATCGAATGGAATTCGTTTCAACGGGACGCAGCCAAGCAAGAAGTTACGCGAAGCAAGCGACTGGAAACGATGTTCGAGATTCTTTCGGAGCAACAAGTCGAAGTCAAAACTCTCAGACCGATGCTTTTGGAAAAGCAATTCGAGCTTTTCACAAAGTCCCTGGAAGATTTGAGGGGCCATGTCCGCAAGATGGTGCGGGAACAGATGGAGAGCTATGATGGCGACTGAGAAGGAAGACCTCAAACCGTTGCAAGTCGGAATGGCTGTCTTACGCACATTGGATGAGCTTGTTCCACGCATGCATGCCGTGCTGGAAGAGCTGCAAGACTTGCGGGATTCTCTTGGTAACGGGGCTTGGGATTGGGACAAGCTTGTCGAAAGGAAAACAAATGGGCGATGACGTGCAAAAAGTGGAAGCCAAACTTTCCGTCAAGCTTTTGGTTGGGCTTATCGGGACTGCGCTGGCAATCGCAGGCGCAGTTGCGGGCATCATGGGCGCGGTGTATTGCACGAAGTCTGAAATGCAAGCAACGAAGTCCGAATTGCAAGCGGACATGACGCAAGTGAAGCTCAAGGCCGAGCAAGCGGCGGGGGATGCGAAGGTTCGGGATTGGCAAATCCAGACGGTGCAAGTTCGCCTGGACAATGCCAAGCAACGGCAGATTCAGCAGTCCCGCAACATCGAAAAGCTTTTGAATCGATTCCGGGTGGAAGCAGCCCCGCAGCCTACGATTCGCAGGCTTCCAAAACCTCCGATGGGAAATGGAGCAACCCCGGATGATGGTTATTGACCCCATCAAAGAATCCTTGGCTCCGGAGCCCAACGGAGTCGAGGTGGATTTCCAGACTTCGCAGCCGTACAAATCTGGAACGGTATCGGTTTGGCTGAATGGTCTGCGGAAAATCCAAGATTGGGATGATGGGTTCGATGAGCTGGGCGGGACCACGATACGCATGCGCGAAGCCCCGTTGACGGGCGATTCGTTGCAGGCCATGTACGAGGCGGCATGACGGACAGTCTTCTGAAAGAAACCGCTGGGGAATCCCTCCAGGGGGCAATCGACGGAAGCAACACCGTCTATGAAGTGTCCTTCGACTACAACGCGGACACCGTGAACATTTACGTCAACGGGCGGCTGAAAATACGCGATTGGGATGATGGGTTTTGGGTCATTCCCCCGCGCACCGTGAAGTTGAAGGAGCCGTTGCAGTACGGGGATTCTCTGGAAGTTGAGTACAAGTCCAATGTGCTATCTGGCGGAGGCGCGGAAGGTGGATGCCCCAATCCTCCCCGCGTTGTCGAAACCTTGCCCGGTATGAGCGCAACGCAAAACCTTCCCGAAATGGGGGCAGATGAGGTACAACCAGGGATGACGGCAGAGGATGCCCCTACCAGCCGAATTGCAGCATTGAATTTGCGTCCGGCCATTCTGCCCAATGACAGTTCGGATGGAGGTTGTTGATGGCAGTCATTACGCTCAAAATCGTGGTTTCGAATTTGACCGAAGTGATGCAGCACTTCGACAGAATCAAGGTCTACCGGAGCATCAACGGACCTTCTGGAACTTACATCGAAGCAACGGACCCGACTACCCGGCTTGCTCTGGAATCTGGAAAGACAGCCTACGAATTTGTGGATGAGGCTGGCGACCCGGACTATTACTACAAGTCGAGTTACTACAATTCGGTTTCTGGATTAGAGTCTTCGAAGTCCGATGCCCAGCAAGGCGAAGGGGACGCGGCTCTGGACATTATCACCGTCCAAGAGTTGAAGGACCATTACTTGTTCGGCCTCGACTTGACGAATGACTCCGGGGAACCTTACCCCAATTCCATGTACGAGGCGTTCATCAAAGCTGCGGTGAAATGGCTGGAACAAAAGCTCGACATTCCCATCCTCCCGAAGAGCATCGAAGAAGAGAAGCACGACTACATGCGGGAAGAGTACCGGCAATATATGTGGATGAAGCTTTTCCAGTACCCCATCATCGACGTGGAATCGGTGAAGTTGGTCTTGCCCACGGAAGTTCTTGTGAAGGAGTTTGACCGGAGCTGGATTCACGTCAACAGGGAGAATGGGCACCTCCAGCTCATCCCAGGCGCGAATGCATCCGTGACGGTTCCTTTGGTCGGCATCACCGGCACGTTCTACCCGTACCTTTACGGGTCCGCCAGGTTGGTTCCAGACGCATTTCGCGTGAAGTACACGGCAGGCTTTGAGTCTGGAAAAGTTCCAGACAACATGAAGGACATTATTGCGAAGAAGGCATGCTTTGGCCCCTTGAACATTGCGGGCGACCTACTCGGCGGCGCAGGCATTGCCAGCCAATCGATTTCGGTTGATGGGTTGTCACAGAGTTTCAACACCACGTCTTCGGCAACCTCTGCGGGCTATGGCGCAAGGCTCATCCAGTACAACAAGGAGATTCGGGAGGATTTGAAATCTCTGGAACGCTACTGGAAGGGCTTGAAGTTCACGGTGGCATGACATGGCAGACCCCGTAATCACAATGCCGTCCTTCCCCGCGTTGGGACTTCCCGAAGGGACCAAGGAACAGGGCAAGCGGGTAGACTTCAAGCCCGATGACTTCGACTTGCTCATCGAAACGAAGGGCTACCTTCTCGCCTGGACGCGGGCGTGCCCATGCCCGTGTACCCCTGTCTCCGAACAGACCGAACAACCGGACCCGAATTGCGAGCTGTGCAAGGGGGAGGGTTGGCTGTACTTCGGGTCTTCGGCTTCCAGAGATTGGTCGGAGATTGGCGACTTGGATGGAATCCAGAAGCACCTCATCGAATCGAACAACGCGATGGTGATTCGCGGAATCGTGACCGCTATCCAGAACACGATGAACCCCTGGGATAAGGTAGGTAACTGGATGGGGGGTTCCATGCAGGTTACGGTGCGGCATCAAAACAAGCTGGCGTACTATGACCGGCTCATCGGCCTGGATACGGAAATCAGCTACTCCGAAATTCGGGAAGCAGGCGGGAGTGATACTCTGGAAACTCGCTACCCGGTTTGCGGCGTGAACTTGCTGCGGTCGGAATCTCAAGTGTACGTTCCAGACATTGACTTCGCCTTGGACCAGCAAGGCGGCATTCTCTGGAAGCCTGGGAGGGAGCCCAACGAAGGAACGCGGCTCGCAATTCATTACTTGTGTCACCCGACTTGGCTTGTCATAGAGCACCCGCATGTTGCCCGGACTTCCCCAACGAAGTACAAGACCAAGACCCCAAGAACCCCAAGAGGCGACCCGCGCAGGCTTCCGATTCAGGCCATTATGCGGCTCGAATTTTTGCCAGACCCATGATTCTCTTCGAACAACTTGAGAGCTTAGTCCCCCAAGGGATTTTCGCAAAGTTGACTCCCCCGCAGATTGACGAGGTGCTGGGGAACTTGGCAGCGGCAGCGCGAAATCATTGGATTCGGCTGGCGGAGGGCGATACGAGTCATTTGCGGCATGACTACATTTCTGGAATCCTTCCCGTCGAAACGAAGTTCATGCAAGCGACGGTGACGCTTGTTGGGGAAGTCGCCCACATGCTGGAGAACGGAGACCCCGCTACCCTGGATATGCGGACTACGTTGCTTGGGCCGAATGTTCCAGAAGCTCCCTTTGGGAAGAAGGGGAAGCGGCGTGCGGCAGCGGGGCATTTCTATCGGGCAGTTCCTTTCCGGCACACCACGCCGGGCTCGAAGGATTCCCCGAGAGGAAAAACGATTGGGCAAGAAATGGGGTCGGCATACTCCGGGCATGAAGCCGTAGCCGATGCGAAGAAGCTGGGCAAGGAGATTTACGGATGGGCCAAAAAACTGAGCCCATCCCGGTCTGCCCCTGGAGGGGGCACCGTGTACGGGGGAAGGCTAAAGGCGGGGCATGCCCCCAAGCTCAGGGCGCATCACAAGACGGACATTTACGCGGGGATGATAAAAGAGAAGAAGGTGTACGAGAAGGCGGACCAGTCGCAATACTTCACTTTCCGGACAATCTCAGAAGCAGTCACAATCGGATGGATGCGGGGGCCTATCCCGGCCCGAAATTACGCGCAGAAGGTAAGCCAATTCGTGAAGGAGTTGGCCCCGAAAGCTGTGGCAGCGTTATTGGAGGGATGACATGCTGCATCGCTATCTCCATGAACTTCTCACCATCGGCATCCAGAAAATGAAGGACGATTCTCGTTTGCTGGATGACTTGTTCGAACGGTGGTACGCGCTGGACGATTCCGAGGTGGACGCAATCAAGCAATACTTCGCGGCGAAAGGGCTGAACGTCGCTAATGGCTATGCGCGACGGGATGCGAAGTTTCCGTTGGTCACAATCACGCTTGGCGCGGAAGGCGAAACGGATTCCTTCCTGGGAGATTCGGCGGGGCAGATAACCACGATGGGCGATGACTACGGGGCGGACTTGTTGGCTTCCCTCTGGCAGCATACCTACAATTTGACGGTCTTTACCGAGCACCCGGACGTGACCGCGTACTACTACGAAATCGTCAAATCGATTCTCATCGCTGGGCTGCAATTTCTGGTAACGGAGTTGAACCTGTTCCAGTTCAAAATCTCTGGAATGGATTTGGCCCCGGACCCGCAGTACGTTCCCGAGCACTTGTTTGTGCGCCAGCTTACTTTGACTTGCCAGCGCGAATTCCAGAGAATCGACAGGGAGTCGCTTTTGGCTAAGGCATTCGGAATATCTGGAATACACATTGACAAATCAGGGTCTCCAAGCGATGTTGGGGGCGTCAAAACTTTGGTGACTTTCTTCACAGAGGGACAAAATGGCGAAGAGTAAGAAGTCCGCAAAGAAGCTGGAAGACAAGCCTCTGGAAATGTCTTCTGCCGACAAACCCGATGATGCTTTGGATGTGGTCAACGCAACGACCGCCGAAGCCGAGTTGTCCAAATCGTCCGAAGATGCAGCCCGTCCAATTCCCAAAGCTTTCCCCAAGAAGTCTTCCAAGCCGGTGCCGATGCCTGAAAAGCCCTTGGTCCGTTTGGAAGTCTTTCTCAAGGTGGCGGGGCCGAAATGGGACCAGCTCGCCGGGTTCAAGCTGCATGCGAAAAAGAACAAGCTGGGGCCGATGACCATCCCCGAATGGCGATTGGCTTTGCAACAGTTCATGGGAAAGCCTACGGGCTAGGAAAAGGAGTAAGAAATGGCAACGTCGATTTTTTTCAATGGCCGGGTTATTTCGATTCCCGGTTCATATTCCGAAGTGGACACGACCGGCCTGGAGCAAGTCGGATTGTCCGCAGCCGGTATCGTGGCAGTCTTGGGAACGGCAGAAGGTGGAAAGCCGGTCTCTGAGATTTCGGAAATCGCGGATTTCCTGAGCATGACCAAGCCGGAAAAGGCAAACGAGCTTTTCCGGTCGGGCCAGCTTTTGGAAGTGTCCCCGATGCTGTTTGCTCCCGCGAAAGACCCGGCCATTTTGGGCGGGGCTGTCAAAGTCATTCCCATGAAGGTCAATCCCGCAACGCAATCGGCGGGAACGCTGGCGAATGCTTACGGTGACGCAATCGAAATCGAGTCGAAAGACTTCGGCGCGTTCACGTCGCAAGTGAACGTGTCCATCGGTGACGGCACCACGCAAGGCAAGTTGTTGACCATCGCTTTCGAGGATGTTGTCGAGTCGGTGGATGACTTGGGCGGGGATGACATTTTCACCATCACTTACAACAAGCCGACTGGCGGTTGGGATGCGATGACCGCAGAAGTCGAAGATGGCGGAGCGGTTGTTGCCAAGGGCACCCGGGACCAGGCTGGCCTCGACAGTGAAATCACGGCGCAACCTTCCGCCGCATCCGTCATGTCGGTCGCCAGTAGTGACTCCGGTGATGTGGGCCAGAAGGTGGTCATTTACGGACTGGACGGGACTGGCGCAGCCGTGTCCGAAACCCTCACGCTGGCAGGCACCGGGTCCGTCACAGGGAGCCAAAGCTTTGCTTCGGTGTTGGGGGCGCGAATCATCGGCACCACGGCAGGCACCGTCACGATGCAGGATGATGACCCGGCCACCATCTTGACCATCGCCGCCGGGGCGAATGGGGACGCGGGTTTGGGCGTGTGCGCGGCCATGTACGCGGCTGGGACCATCGATGTTGTTGCCGATGGCGCAACGACGAAAGATATGGTGTTGGTCGGTTTGAACGCATCCGGTGCGGTGCAATTGGAGAAGTTGACCTTGACCGGCACCACAGCCGTCAACGGCGCGGCTACCTTCTCCGAAATTCTGTACCTTGCTGTGGGGGCAGTTGAAGCAGCCCGCACCGTCACGCTGTCCGGAGAAGCAGCGCGAACCAGCCCTTCGGTCCAGAACACCATCCAGAAGGTGGCGGACTACTTCAATGCCCGGTCCTACGGCTCGACCCCCTACGGTTTTGTCCTCACGTTGGTCACGGGGCTTTTGACCTTCGACCCGGCGGATTTGGACGTGACCACGGGCGCGGGTGGTGCGGTGAGCTGCTTAGGCCCGACAGAGCCGGGGTTCACAGCAGACCTTTGGGCCATTATCTCTTGGGCCAACACCAATTCGCAGTTTGCGGTGTTTGCCAAGGCGACCGGCGCAAAGGGCGGAGCCCCGGACAACACCACGGCTCCGGTCTTCCTGAGCGGCGGTGTCGAAGGCACCCCCTCTTTTTCGGATTGGCAGGATGCGCTGAACCTTCTGAAAAAGATTCGCGTGAATTCCATCGTGGTCTTGACTGGCGACCCCGCAGTTCATGCCGCTTGCGAAGCCCATTGCGCGTACATGGGCGGCATCGGTCGAAGCGAGCGCGATGGATTCGTCGGCATCCTGAACACCGGGTTGACCGATGTTCCGACCAAGACGGAATTCAAGGCCGCAGTTGTTGACCTGAATTCCAGGCACATTCGGGCGTTCGGGCAAGCGGTCGAGCGCTTCAATGTGGCGGGTGAACGGCAAGAGTTCGAACCCTACTACCAGGCGGCAATCGCGGCTGGCATGCAGGCGGGTTCCCCGGTGGGCGAAAGCTTGACGCACAAGTTCGCCAACGTCTTGTCCATCCGGCAGGACTCCAGTTGGAACCCGACCGATGACAGCGAGGAAATGATTCAAGGCGGGTGCTGCTTCATGGAGAACGTGGATGGTGTTGGACGCCGCGTGGTTCGGAACATCACGACGCACCTGAGTTCGAACAATCTGGCGTTCATCGAGGGTTCGGTCAACGAGGCCGTGAATTTCGCGGTGTTCAATTTCCGAACCAACATGGAGTTCGCGGTCGGGAAAAAGGGCTTTTCTGGAACCGTCAACGCAGGCAAGGGTGTGGCAATCAACACGCTGGGCTTACTCAAGGACGCGCAAGTCATTATCGCATCCAGAAGCTTGTGGGTTGAATTGGTTGCGGACGTGATGGAAGTGTCCGTGGAACTTGCGCCCGTGCTTCCCATCAACTTCATTCGCAACGTGGTTCACTTGGTCACGCTGCGCCAGACCGCTGAGTAAGGAAAGGACTGAGCCATGGAAAAGGGAAGACTGTTCACTGGCGCAAGGGCACGCTTTTCAATCAATGGTGTGAAGGTCGGCTATGCCCGGAATGTGGCCTTGACCGAAAGCATCACTTACGAGCCCGTTGCGGTTTTGGACAACATCGAAATCGAAGAGCATGTGCCGACCGGCTACGAAGTTCGCCTCACGGCTTCGATGTTCCGAATTGTGGGCGAAACGCTCAAGACGCAGGGGTGGTTTCCTTCCGTGGGCGGCAACGTCGAAGAGCACTTGGAAAACATCCTGGTTTCCGGTGAAATGACGGCGACCATCGAAGACACCAAGACGGGCAAGCTCATCGCCACGGTCGAGCAAGTCAAAATCGCCTCCCACAATTGGACCGTGGATGCTCGCGGCGTTGTTGGCGAGGATGTGGAATTCGTCGCAATCCGCGTGCGGGACGAAAGCGAAATCTAGCGGAATCCCTGCTATGCAGGGTTTAGAAGCCCCAAGGCGAACCCCCCGCGTCTTGGGGCTTCGTTTGTTCTGAGAGCTTGCCCATCCCAGCCGTAGCTGGCATCCTTGGGAAAATCTGGATTGAACCCAAGGAGAGCGAAATGAATTCCGAAAAGCAAAAAGAGTTGGCAAGCAAATTGGAACCGAAGCACTTGCAAGAAGAGCCCGTGCTGGATGTGCGAGCCGAAAAAGAATCTCTGGAACGCAGGCTATCAGAGCTGGAAGACAGCCGGACGGAAGAAGCAAGCAAGCCCAAGCAAGCGGACCCCCGGCTGCAAAAGAAGTACCCCTTCAAGTTCGAATGGAAGGATGGGCGGGGGAAAGTCTGGAAAGGCGATTTCGTCAATGAGGTGCTGTCCATTGGCAGGCGTCAAATGGCTGGGGTGCTGCAAGCCAAATTGGCGGCGGGGGTTCCGATGGCTTCTCTGGACTCGCTTACCATCGAAATCAATTTGATGGTGGCACACATGACTTACTCTTTGGTCGAGCGTCCGGAATGGGCGCAAGACTTGTTGGCTTTGGATGACGTGCGGTTGCTGCAAGAATTGTATTCGGAGGTGGTAGCCCATGAGGCTACGTTTCTCGGATACCAGCAACCTGAAACAGAGGGCTAAGGAGAATCTGGAAAGCGGGTTAGCGCAGTTGCGCCGATGGTGGGCTGGGAAATACAAGTTGCCCCCGAACCACAGCCTCTTTGAAGGGCAGAGCACGGCTGAGTTGACCCTGGAATACTTTGAAGACCTAATGGTCGAGCGGCAAGGAATCCGGGCTCGTTTGGATGATGAAGACCGGGTGCTGAAAACTGATGAGGTGGATGCGCTGTTTGCGAGGTGGAACGAAATTCAAAGAGCGCTGGATGAACCGGAAGAAGTCCAAGATGACCTCATCGACGAATGGGAGCGCGAATTGGAAGCAGGGCGAATTCCAGACTTGGACAAGAGGTAGCGCATGGCCGGAAACAACGAATACAAAACCAGCTTAGTCATATCCGCCGAAACCAAGGGGTTCGATAAGGCTCTTCGCCAGGCTTTGGGCTTGAGCGAAAAGTCGCTCGACAGCATGAAGAAGCAGGCGGAGGCCCACAAGAAAAACGACGAATACGTCAAATCTCTGGAAAAGGGGCTGGGGACTCTTCTCAAGCGGCAAGCGGATTTGCATCAGCAGATGATGAAGGTGGGGGACACAGGCTCCAAAAGCTACCAAAAGATGGAAGACCGGATGCAGAGTCTTCGGGAAGCAACGAAGAATGTATCCGAATCCATTCGACTGCAAGAACGTGCGTATGCTGGGGAAGCAAAAGCGGCCCGGACTCTGGAAAAGGCTATCCAGGGCATCACGCGGGAACAGGAGCGGAAAGCCCAGCAAGAACGAAAAGCCTTTGAGCAACAACAAGCCCAAGACCGCCAAGTCGAAGCCATGGCAGAGAAGCAGCGCAAAGGAGCTTTCGCGCAGGGCTTCATGCAAGCTGCGGCCCCCGGGATGGCCCCGCTATTTCTCCAGAGGGGTCCGGGGATGTGGCGACAAACCGCTGGCATGCTGGCAGGGGGCGCTTTGAGGCGCGGCGCAGCCGGGGCCTGGGGCATGACAGGGGGAGCGGCTTTCCAGGGCATACAGGGCATGCAACAAGGTCTGGGGGCTATTCCAGGCATTGGAGGCTTCCTTGCCGGGCAGCTTGGGTCTGCGGCGGGCTATTCCCAAATGTCGTTGCAGCACCAAAGGCAGTTGGTGGGATTGGCCCCCTACGTTGCTCCGGATGCTCGCATGATGGCGCAAGCTTCCCAGGCGGAGGCCAGAGCGGCGCAGGCCATGGCGGGGGCGCGGGCTATTCCCAAAACTGCCAGGACCAGCGCTTACATGCAGGGGGGCTATCGGCAGTTGCTCCAAGAAGCCATGGTCAAGATGCAGGGGACAGAGCTTGGGGAAGGTGTGAATTTGGCAAATATGCCAAAGATTACACCTACTTCCAACGAATTTGGCACCGGATTTACCATAGAAAACTCCCTTGCGCAGACTCTTTCTGGAAAGCAAATGGACTTTTTGTCCAATGAAGTTGAGAAGTTGGGCCTGGAAGTCTACGACCGGGCTACTTCTGGGAAAGGGCCGGGGGGTTGGTCGGACATTTACAAGCGATTTGATGTTGCCGGTACGCAGTCCATGCATGGCGCACAAGACGTTTTGACTGCGGCCAAGGGCACAGCAGGCTTTGAGGCGTCGGAGGCCCGTAGAGCGGCCCGTAGGGCGCGTGCGCGGGCGTTTGGAAGTCCTGTGTCGGCTGGAAGGCGGCTGATGGGCCAAGGTCGGACAGAATCCTTGGAATTCATGGGCCAGCTTATGCAGACAGGCGGGGGACGGTTTGAAGCAGGTGCCCCTGGAATGCAGCCTTTCATGGAAGCGGCTATGGGGGCGCAGACCTTGTACGGGGTGGGCGCAGAAACCTCTGGCGCATTTTTGCAGGCATCAAGGCGCGGTGGTCTGGTAGGGGGCCGGGGTCGCGCTGGGGAAGAGTTGCGCGAAGCTTTGCAGGATGCGGTAGAGCTGGGCCTGAATGGGGCGGAAATAAACCAGTACATGCAATCCGTTGCTCAGGGCATCCAGCAGTTCCAGCAGACCGGCATTCCAATGGCGAAAGACTCGCTCAAGGACATGGGCCTGGAATTGTCCAAAGGCGGGCTTGCGCCTACGCGGGCACAAGCGGTTGCGCAAGGATTCCAGAGAATGGTCCAGAATGTGGGAGCCCGTGGCCCGACTGGCGGGCTTGATTTGATGCTGATGCAGCAGTTCGGCGGATACCAGGGGGGCG